AAAATTATTAAGTATATTATTAGTGATTCTAATACATTTGTAATTTCACATAAGGTAGATGATTTGTTCGATAAGTTTGATAGAACTATTAGGTTCCAAAAGCAAAAAGGATTTGGAGTTATGGTTGACTCTTGATTCTTTAAGTGGTAATATTAAAGGGTAGAACTGTAATGTATGTTTGAATTTACTATTGATATGACTGACAAAGAAAACCAAAATGGATTTTGGAAGTATGAAGAGGATAAAACTCTAAAAGAACTTGAGCAATATCTTTCTAGCACATACCATTCCCATTATACATCTGAACAATCTAAAACACAGACGCTTGATTTAATTGAGAGCATTGGAGATGCTGAACCTTTCACTAGATCTAATGCTATTAAATACCTTTCTCGTTTTGGTAGAAAGGGTGGTAAATCAAAACTTGATATTTTGAAAGCAATTCACTATTGCATTCTTCTTTATCACTTTGCTGGACTTCATAATGAAACTAAGGGCACCTATGAAACTTTCTGAAAATACAATTAACATCCTGAAGAACTTTTCTTCTATCAATCAATCTATTCTTATTAAGTCTGGTTCTAAAATTAGAACTATTTCTGTAATGAAGAATATCTTTGCTGAGGCAGAAGTAGAAGAACAGTTTCCAAAGGACATCGCAATCTATGATTTGAACCAATTCCTTGGTGGTTTAAGTCTTCACAAAGACCCAGATTTGGATTTTGGTCATGATGCTTACATTACAATTAAAGAAGGTAAGCGTAGGGTAAAATACTTTTATGCAGATCCTGAGGTGATTGTTTCTCCTCCTGATAAGAATATGGACCTTCCTACACAGGATGTTTGTTTCCAATTGGATCATTCTCAACTGAGTCAATTGCTCAAAGCATCTGGGGTTTATGGACTTACTGATTTGTCCGTAATTGGAAATGCTGGAGTTATTCGTTTGGTTGTAAGAGACAAGAATAATGATACATCTAATGAGTATTCACTTGTAGTTGGTGAAACTGATTTGGAGTTTGTTTTTAACTTTAAGGTTGAAAATGTTAAGATTGTTCCTGGTTCTTATGATGTTGTAATTTCTCAAAAGAATGTTGCAAAATTTACTAATGAAAAGTACAATTTAGTTTACTTTGTTGCTTTGGAACCAGACTCAACCTTTGGTTGATTTTATTATAAACTTGATTGGTTTTAATTATGCGTGATGAATTCTTGTGGGTAGAAAAGTATCGCCCAAAGAAAATTGAAGATTGTATTCTGACAGAAAACATTAAGAAAACTTTTAATGATTTTTTAACTAAGGGAGAAATTCCAAACTTGCTTCTTTGTGGTCCTCCAGGAGTTGGAAAGACCACAGTAGCAAAAGCATTATGTAATGAATTGGGAGTAGATTTTTATGTCATTAATGGATCTGATGAAGGAAGATTTTTGGACACGGTACGGAACCAAGCAAAAAACTTTGCTTCGACCGTCTCACTTCAAGGAACTGGTAAACATAAAGTCATCATCATTGATGAAGCAGATAACACAGGAAACGACGTACAACTCTTACTACGGGCTAATATTGAGACGTTTCATAAGAACTGTAGATTCATTTTTACCTGCAACTACAAAAACAAAATCATTGAACCACTCCACTCCAGATGTGCAGTTGTTGAGTTTGGAATCAAAGGAAAAGAAAAAGCACAGTTGGCAGGATCCTTCTTCAAGCGTATACAAGACATCTTGGATGCAGAAGGCATCAAATATGATCAGAAGGTCCTTGCAGAGTTAATTAACAAGCACTTCCCAGATTGGCGTAGAGTTCTTAATGAATGTCAAAGGTACTCTGTAGGTGGTGAGATAGATAGTGGAGTTCTTGCATCTTTTTCTGATGTTGCTGTAAATGACCTTATCATTCATCTCAAAAGTAAAAACTTTCCTGAAGTCAGAAAGTGGGTGGTCTCCAACTTGGACAACGATCCTGGTGTCGTTCTTCGCAGGGTTTATGACTCCTGCTATAATTGTCTTTCACCCCAAACTATCCCTGCTGCCGTTCTTATTATTGCTAAGTACCAATACCAAATTGCGTTTGTTGCTGACCAGGAGATTAATATCTTAGCTGCATTAACTGAGATTATGGTGGAGTGTGAGTTCAAATGAGACCTGAAACAAGAGAAGCAATGGAGATGCTTTTTACTGCTAAATGGAATCTACCAAAAGCAGCAGAGCATTGCAATCTTACTCATAAAGAATGTAAGATTGTATTTAATGAGTATTGCAATTTTCATCCTAAGACTTATGAAAATAACCCCACTACTAAATAGAAGTGGAGTAAAGTTAAAGATTATGTCTAAGGGAACTATCTACGAGCATAAAGAACCAACAGAAACAGAACTTGCCTGGTTGACTGGTATATGGGAAGGTGAAGGATCTTGGACTTACAAGAAAGGAAGAACAAGAACTTTTTCTAATGGAAAAACATATACAGAGAAAGATTATGTTTCTATGAGTATGTCTATGACTGACCAGGACATTATGGAGCGAGTTGCTACTATAATGGATGGTAGAAAAACAACTTATACTGATGGAGGTCCTGCTCACGTAGCAGCAGGACAAAAACCAGTTTATTGTATAAGTCTTCAGGGAGAGGCAGCAAAAAGGTGGACTGAATTAATGACACCTTATCTTGGTAACAGGCGCCGAGAAAAGTATAAAATGATTATGGAGAAATTGAATGCCAATTAGTCAAAAACAACTAAAAACCTGTTTAAGGTATCCTGGAGGAAAGTCCAGAGCAGTTCCAAAACTGGCACAGTATCTTCCTGAACTTAAAGATTATAATCAGTTTAGGGAACCATTTCTTGGTGGAGGAAGTGTTGCAATTTATGTTACTAAACAATATCCAAATTTAGATATTTGGGTAAATGACCTTTATGAACCTTTGGTAAATTTCTGGCAGCAACTCCAGATGTTTGGTATTGATATTACTAATGTTCTTATGTCTCTTAAGAGAACTTGTGACACACCAGATAAAGCAAGACAACTTTTCTTAGTATCTAAGGATAAAATCAACAATAATAATCTATCAGATTTTGATCGTGCTGTTGCCTTTTATATTGTCAATAAATGTTCTTTTAGTGGTCTTACTGAGTCATCTTCTTTCTCAGCACAGGCATCTGACAATAACTTCAGTATAAGAGGTATAGAGAAACTACCAGAGTATTCTAAACTTATTGGGAAGTGGAGTATAACTAATTATTCCTATGATTATTTGATGGATGGAAATGAGGGTGCTTTTTTGTATCTTGATCCTCCTTATGATATTAAGGACAATCTCTATGGCAACAAAGGATCAATGCACAAAGGATTTGATCACGATAAGTTTGCTGCTGATTGTGACTCTAATTTTATGGATATGATGGTAAGTTATAATTCAACTCAACTTATTAAAGATAGATTTAAAGATTGGAAAGTAATTGAGTTTGCTCATACTTATACTATGAGGTCAGTTGGGGATTATATGAAAGACCAACATGAACGAAAAGAATTGATTTTGATTAATTATGAGTTATGAATTGAAGGATTGGTTGAACTCAATTAACCAAACCAAAAAGAATATTATGGACGAAGACCCTTCTTCTATAAAAGATTATGCACCCTACATTATTAACAGATGTCTATCAGGACATATTGATTGTTTAATGTATTCTAATGAGATGAATAAGTATCCCTCATTAGATAAAAAGTTACAATATGATTTTTTTATAAATATTGTTAGAAACAAGAAGAGATACTCTCCTTGGTTGAAACAAGAAAAGATCAAAGACCTTGAAGTAGTTAAATCTTACTATGGATATAGTAATGAGAAAGCAAAGCAAGCTTTGAGAATTCTGTCTGAAAAACAACTTAATTTTATTAAACAAAAACTTGAAACTGGAGGAAGGAAATGAGTGTTGTTAATGAGCCTGAAGTGAAATGGTCCCCAGACCAAATGGTGGAAGTAAGTTTAAATGAACCAGATGATTTTTTGAAAGTTCGTGAAACCCTTACAAGAATTGGGGTTGCATCACGTAAAGAAAAGAAAATCTATCAATCTTGCCATATTCTTCATAAGCAAGGTAGATATTATCTTGTTCACTTTAAAGAATTGTTTGCCCTTGATGGTAAGCACGCAAATCTTACTTTGAATGATATTCAAAGACGTAATAGAATTGTTCAACTTATTGCTGATTGGGGTCTGGTTACTGTTCTGAATCCAGAAAAGATTACTGATATTGCTCCACTTAATCAAATTAAAGTTCTTGCTTATAAAGAAAAGGATGAGTGGATTTTAGAAACTAAGTATAATATTGGTGCTAAAAAGAAAAAGGTAGAGGAAACTGAATAAATATTATTGAATATTGTTGCTGCTGGGGGAAGGATGGTCACAGTCATCCATTCCCCCCTTTTTTATAAATATCAATAAAAGCAATAGATGAAAAATTATAAAACTTTCTTTGGGGAATCCATATCATTTCAAATACATGATACTTTAAATCCAACTTTTTGGGATGGAGAAAAATTACGTCCAAAAGTTAGGATTCAACTTAAAAAGATTGCTGCTGCTTGGGTAGATTATGTTGGAATTGATAAGGGTTCAGTAGAGGATATTTTACTTCTTGGTGGTAATGCTGGATATAACTATACAAAATATTCAGATTTAGATTTACATGTTGTTATTGATAAAAGTAAATCTCCAAATTGTCCAGAACTTTTGGATGATTATTTCAAAGATAAAAAACAACTTTGGACCTTGACTCATGATGTTACAATTTATGGACATGATGTAGAACCTTATATTGAAGAAGTTGGGAAGAAAAGAAGAAAAAATCGAGGAGTGTATTCTGTAAAGTATAATAAGTGGGTAGTTTTCCCTGGAAAGTTTGATGGGACTATTGATAGAGACTTGCTAAAAACCAAAGTTGATGATATGATTGGTAAGATTAATAGTGTGATTAACCACTCAAATAATGTCTCAGTATTAGAAAGTCTTTTGAAAAAGATTAGAGATATGAGAAATTCTGGACTAGATAAGTCTGGCGAGTTTGCCTTTGAAAATCTTGTTTTCAAAGAACTAAGAAACAAAGGTTACATAGACAAACTTGCAGATCACATTTTAAAATTACAAGATAAAACCCTTACATTGGAGAATTATGTCTGTTAAACTTTTGATTTTAAAATCCTATGAGGATGTAATTGCAGAAGTTACTGAGATTTTTAATGGGATTAAAGTTACTCATTATGAACTTAGTAATCCTTATGTAACTCGTCTTGATACTGATAAAGTAACTTTTTATCCTTATGCAGCATTGTCTAAAGATAAAGTTATTACTATTTCAACTGATTGGGTGGTTACTGTTGTAGAACCACTTGATGAACTTAAAACATCCTATTTGGAGAAATTGAATGCAAAACTTGAAGATTCTAATCCTGAAGAATGATTCCATTCTTATTACTGAAATTGATGAAGTAGCAGGTGAACTTGGAGAACCAGATTGTAAACTGATTAATCCTTGTCAGATGCTTGTTTCTGATGCTGCAACTTATGATATGAGGAAGTGGCCAGTTTTTACTGATCAGAAAGAACTTATGATTCATTCTGATTCTATCTTTACTATTGTTGATCCAAAACCAGATCAAATTGAACTTTATTTAAAAACTATTAAATGAAATATTATACTAATGTAGTTCTTGTTGGAAATGAAATACTTTCCAGAGGTTTTGATAATGGTGAGCATTTTAAGAATAGGGAGCCTTTTTACCCTACTATTTTTGTTCCCAGTAAAAAGAAAACAAAATATAAGACCCTTGAGGGTACTTATGTTGATGAAATTAAACCTGGAACTATTAGAGAAACAAGAGAATTCATTAGTAAATATGAGAATGTAGATAACTTTGCCTTGTATGGAAATACAAGGTACATCAATCAATATATTTCAGAAACATATCCTGGTGAAGTAAAGTTTGATATTATTAAAATTAAACTTATTACAATTGATATTGAGGTAGCATCTGAGAATGGATTTCCAGATGTTCAATCTTGTGAAGAGGAACTTCTTACTATTTCTATTCAAGATTATGCTACCAAAAATATTCTTACTTGGGGTGTTAGACCATTCATCAATACAAACCCAAATGTTAAGTATTCTCAGTGTAATGGTGAAGCAGACCTATTAGATCAGTTTATGTTCTATTGGGAGAGTAATCACCCAGAAGTAATTACTGGATGGAATTCTGAATATTATGATATTCCATATGTTTATGGACGTCTTTGTAAAGTTCTTGGAGAGAAGGTTGCCAAACAAATTTCACCTTGGGGTATTGTAACTGAAGGAGAAGTTATTGTTAATGGTAGGTCTAATAAGGTTTATGATATTGCTGGTATTACTCAACTTGATTATCTGACCCTGTATAAGAAGTTTACTTATACCAATCAAGAATCTTATAGGTTGGATCATATTGCTAAGGTAGAACTGGGGCAACAGAAGTTGGATCACAGTGAGTATGATACCTTTAAAGAGTTCTATACTAAAGATTGGCAAAAGTTTGTAGAATACAACATCAAGGACGTGGAACTTGTTGACCGTTTGGAAGACAAGATGAAACTAATTGAACTTGCCATTACTATGGCGTATGACTCAAAGGGTAACTATAATGATGTATTCTATCAGGTAAGGATGTGGGATTCCATCATCTATAACTATCTAAAGGAGAGAAATATTGTTATCCCTTTTAAGAAAGAAAATAAAAAGGACCAGAAGTATGCAGGAGCATATGTAAAGGATCCTATTGTTGGTAGGCACGATTGGGTTGTAAGTTTCGATTTAAATTCACTTTATCCTCACCTGATTATGCAATATAATATTTCACCAGAAACTTTGATAGAAGATAAGTTTTTGAATATTTCTGTTGATAAGGTTCTTAAAAAACAAATTAGTATTCCAAAAGATTTTCCATATGCAGTTTGTGCTAATGGGTCTATGTACAGAAAAGATGTACGTGGATTTCTTCCTGAACTAATGGACAAGATTTATCAGGATCGTACCATCTACAAAAAGAAGATGCTTGCTGCCCAACAGCAGTATGAAAAGACCCCTACCAAAGAATTGGAAAAGGAAATCTCTAGATGCAAGAACATTCAGATGGCTAGGAAGATTCAATTGAACTCTGCCTATGGTGCTGTTGGTAATGAGTATTTTAGATATTATAAGTTGGAGAATGCTGAGGCAGTTACTCTTTCTGGTCAAGTTTCAATCCGTTGGATTGAAGATAGGATAAACATTTACATTAACAAAATCCTTAAAACAAATGATGTTGACTATGTTATTGCTTCTGATACTGATTCTATCTACCTTAATATGGGTCCTTTGGTGGAGACTATATTCAAAGGAAGAGAAAAAACTACTGAGAGCGTTGTTTCGTTCCTTGATAAGATCTGTAAGGTGGAACTTGAAAAATATATTGAGAGTTGTTACCAAGAACTGGCTGACTATGTGAATGCCTATGCCCAGAAGATGCAGATGAAGAGGGAGAATATTGCTGAGAGGGGTATTTGGACTGCTAAGAAAAGATACATTTTGAATGTTTGGGACTCTGAAGGTGTTAGGTATTCTGAACCTAAACTTAAGATTATGGGAATGGAGGCAGTTAAATCCTCAACTCCTGCACCTTGTAGGACTATGATTAAAGAAGCATTCAAGATTATTATGACCAAAACTGAAGATGATATGATTGAATATATCAGCAACAGTAGAAAGTATTTTTATAGTCTTCCTCCAGAAGAAATTTCTTTTCCACGATCAGCTAACAATATCAATAAGTATAAATCCCATAGTATGATTTATGGGAAGGGGACACCTATTCACGTGAGGGGAGTTCTCCTGTATAATCACTATATCAAGGAGAATAACTTAGACAATAAATATCCCATTATCAATAATGGAGAAAAGATTAAATTTTGTTATCTCAAAAAAGCAAACCCAATTAGGGAGAATGTTATCTCCTTTATTCAACAGTTTCCTAAGGAATTAAATCTTGGTAAATATGTTGATTATGAACTTCAGTTTGAGAAAAGTTTTCTTGAACCTTTAAAAACTATTCTTCAGTGTATTGGTTGGGGCACTGAGAAGAAAAATACATTAGAATTCCTTTTTAGTTAACTATGGACTTTTTAAAAGATATTGTAAAAGAAATTGGTGGAGAATACACACAACTGGCAGCAGACATTGATGAACGTGAATCTTATGTGGACACGGGTTCGTACATATTTAATGCTCTTGTATCTGGGAGTATCTTTGGTGGTGTATCTGGCAACAAAATTACTGCAATCGCAGGTGAAAGTTCTACTGGAAAAACTTTCTTTAGTTTGGCTGTGGTCAAGAATTTTCTTGATAATAATCCTACTGGATACTGTTTGTATTTTGATACTGAGGCTGCAATCACCAGATCCTTATTGGAGAGTAGAGGGGTTGACACAACTCGTGTGGTGGTTGTCAATGTAGTAACAGTTGAGGAGTTTCGTGGTAAGGCACTAAAGGCAGTTGACTTGTATATGAAAAAACCTGAGGGGGAGCGCAGTCCTTGTATGTTTGTGCTAGACTCTCTGGGTATGCTTTCAACCAGTAAGGAGATTAATGATGCTTTAAATGATAAGGAAGTTAGGGACATGACCAAATCCCAACTTATTAAGGGGGCATTTAGAATGCTCACCCTAAAACTTGGTCAGGCAAACATTCCAATGATTGTAACCAATCATACCTATGATGTTATTGGTGCCTATGTTCCTACTAAGGAAATGGGTGGTGGTAGTGGTCTTAAGTATGCTGCATCTTCTATCATCTATCTTTCTAAAAAGAAAGAAAAAGATGGAACAGATGTGATTGGTAATATTATCAAATGTAAGACACAAAAATCACGTTTAAGTAAGGAGAATCAAGATGTTGAAGTACGTCTTTATTATGATGAGCGTGGTCTTGATAGATATTATGGTTTGCTTGAACTTGGAGAATTGGGTGGGTTATGGAAGAATGTTGCTGGTAGATATGAAATGGATGGTAAGAAGATTTATGCAAAACAAATTCTTGCAGAACCTGAAAAATATTTCACTCCTGAAGTAATGCAGGCACTTGATGAGACTGCAAAAAAACAATTTAGTTATGGGGGATGATGGAAAAAGTTGAAACTACTATCTTAAGAAATTTACTTTTTAATAATGAATATTGTAGAAAGGTCCTTCCTTTTATTAAAACCGAATACTTTGAGAACCTTCATGAGAAGGTAGTTTTTGAAGAAATTTGTAAGTTCATTGTTGCTTATGATGACCTTGCTACTAAAGAAGTTCTTTTGATTGAAACAGAAAAAAGAACTGATATTACAGAAGATACTTACAGAACTATTTGTGAGTATATTTCTACTCTTGATGATTCATCTGCAGATAAGCAGTGGTTAGTAGATACTACAGAAAAGTGGTGTAGAGATAGGGCAATCTATCTTGCACTTATGGAAAGTATCAAGATTGCTGATGGACAAGATGAAAAGAAATCAAGAGATTCTATTCCATCCATTCTTCAAGAAGCACTTGCAGTTGGATTTGATAATAACATTGGACATGATTACTTAAAAGATTACGAACAAAGGTATGACTCTTATCACAAAAAGGAAAACAAAATTCCATTTGACCTTGAGTATTTTAACAAAGTTACAAAAGGAGGTCTCCCTACTAAAACTCTCAATATCGCACTTGCTGGTACTGGGGTCGGGAAGTCTCTATTCATGTGCCATGTGGCTAGCTCCGTCTTGCTCCAAGGGAGGAACGTATTGTACATTACGCTTGAAATGGCAGAAGAGCGCATTGCAGAAAGGATTGACGCTAACCTGTTGAATGTAAACATCAAAGACATTCAAGATTTGCCAAAGCAAATGTTTGAAAGTAAGGTGAATACCCTTGCTAAGAAAACACAAGGCACGCTGATTATCAAAGAGTATCCAACTGCATCAGCACACTCTGGACACTTCAAAGCACTTCTTAATGAACTATCTCTTAAGAAGTCCTTTAGACCTGATATTATTTTTATTGATTATCTTAACATCTGTGGTTCTTCAAGATACAAAAGCAACTTCTCTGTAAATTCTTATTCATATGTCAAGGCGATCGCAGAAGAACTCAGGGGACTTGCAGTTGAATGCAACGTACCAATTGTCTCTGCTACACAGACTACTAGGAGTGGTTATGGCAATAGTGATGTCGATCTCACTGATACCAGTGAATCTTTTGGTCTGCCAGCTACTGCTGACCTTATGTTTGCTCTCATCAGCACAGAGGATCTGGAGCAAATGGGACAGATAATGGTAAAACAATTGAAGAATAGGTATAATGACCCTACCATCAATAAGAGATTCGTTGTTGGTATTGATAGGGCAAAGATGAGACTCTTTGATGTAGAACAGAGTGCTCAACAGGATATACTTGACTCTGGACAAGAAGAAGAGTATACTTATAAAGAAGAATCCAAAAAAGAAAAATTCGCAGGGTTTAAATTCTAATGATTGAAAAAGTTGATTTTAGTAAGTACCAAAACTTTGTAGATGCTGTAACATCTGATGCATCTAAAGATTTTGTAGCATTCTCTGATCGTATTGTTGAATTGGACAGGAAGGGTGCTAATATTGAAAGACTCCTCACTGCTGGCGTTGGCATCAATGCTGAAGGTGGTGAGTTCCTTGAGATTGTAAAGAAAATGATTTTCCAAGGTAAGTCCTGGAATGAAGACAACAAAGACCACCTGATTACTGAACTTGGTGATATGATGTGGTATGTGATGCAAGCTTGTATTGCCCTTGAAGTTCCTATTGATTATGTGATTTCAAGGAATGTTGACAAACTGATGAAGCGTTATCCTGAAGGTGCATTTGATGTATTCTATTCAGAGAATCGTGCTGACGACGATAGATAATAATAAAATCCATGCCAAAAGAGTCTGATAGATACGAAGTATCGATTGCAGAAGAAATTGATAAAATAAAAGGTCTTACTGCAGTAAGACCTGTAGCAAGTGTTCATTACTCTGATGTAAAAGTTAAAAAAGGAAATTTATCTGCTTGGGTTGAAGTTAAGATGGCTAGTAGGAGTGGAGAATATCCACAAATTGTGAGTACAAGATTTAATTATAATATTACATCTTCAGGACAGTGGGGGGCTACTAATTTTGGTGCTGGAGCTAAATTTATAGTAGATAGACTTAATTCTTCAACAGCAACAAAAAATATTGTAAAAGAATTGTCTGAATTTACTAAAATACCTTTGGATAAATTAAAGATACCAACAACTTCTGGAGATTTAAAAAAATATGCTGATGTATCTCCCTCCAAAGAACAACTTAAAAAATTTTTGTCTGATGGAGGGGGAATAAGAGGTGGTCAATATATTTTTGAAAGTAAAAATATAGATATGGCTGAACTGGCTAAACTGCATTACATAACTGGAAAAACATCTTCAGCAGACTACATACAATTAGGAGATAATTTTTTTAGAATGACTGAACATGATGCTTTTAAACTTACTAATGTTCCTATGTTAAATGGAAAAGGAAATTTATTAGTTAGATTTTCAATAAGAAGTTCAAAACCTTATTATGAAATTCAACCAGAAGCTAAGTTTAATAAAAACAGTATTGTAAGTAGTAAATATTCATTTCACCCAGGAACTAAAAAACTAAACCCATTCTTCGCTTTATAATTATGGCTACAGAAACAGATTTATTTGAAGCAGCATCTATTGTAACTTTTTACTATGCTGTAGATAAGGGAGCAGATTTAACTCCTAATCAAGATATAATTCTTTTTGAAGATTTGAAAAAAGAATTTCCTAACATGGATAAGGAGTGGTATGAAGGACTTCTTAAACAAGCAAGAGCTCTTGTAAAATATCTTTCTCATTCAGAAGGATCTGAGGATACTTCTTGGAAATATGCAAGGTATGGTGGTAAAACAAAAACTTTACCATCCAGTAAAGATACTGATATTTACGATTATATTTGGAATAGTTTTAATAGAGAACAACAAAAACTTTTTACAGGAAAAAAAGATAGTTGGAATACCACAGATGTTTATATGGTAAAAGCATCTGAAGAATATAAAATTAGAAGTATGATTGATATTTTAAAAAAAGAATTTTCAGATGATAAAACTGCTCCAGAAATATACGTAGGAACAGTTAATGCTTACTTGAGTAGGCTTCTTCAAGAAAGAAAACTTTTGGGTATTTCATTAAAGAAACCAACAAAAGCAGAAACAGAATCTCATGTATATGAAACCAATATTGATGTTGGTCCTGATGGAATTGAAGTTCATGAAGGTGAAATTATAGGTGATATGTTTACCTATATGGAAATTTCAAAAAGAGGAGGAGAAACAGATTTTGCAGGAAACTCTTTAACTTTTGAAGCACAATTTAAAGCAGGAAAATATATTAAAAGATATTTTTGGGAGAGTAAAGTTTCCAGTGCTGCTGCTCATGCAACAGAACCAAGAGATAGAGTTCCTAATAACAAGGGAAAATATGTAAATGCTACTGCAAGGAATGGTGCTATTCCTGCTCCAAAAATGGCAGACCTTGTTAAAAAATATACTGGGGAAGATATTAATTATAATATTCCTTTAAGTGGAAAATTTACAGATGCTCATTTAAAATATTGGCAAAAATATTTTAAAGACATAGTTTCTGATAGAACTATCAAAAAAGATTTTGGTAAAGTTTCTGTTTTGGGAAGACAAGTTTCCCCAGAAGTTTTTATTGAATTGGCTTTTGAATTAGATAAAGTATCTTCAAATCCTTCTGGCAAAAACTTTGCAGTTAAATTGAGAAGTAAACTAAGAATTCTTAGATATATTAAAATGTTTATTGAAGCAAAAAAGAAAAATAAATTAGCAGAATTAGTTACTCATGCTTACTTCCTATCATCAAAAATGAACATTAGTCAATCTGACCTGTCTGGACCCTTTATCAAAGTCCAATGATGTGCTACACTGGTAAAATACTGGAGACCCTATGATTGACCTGAGAACTGGAGATTGTATTGAGTTGGCAAAACAACTTGATGATAACTCTATTGATTGTACTGTAACTTCACCACCATACAACAAACAGAAGATTGGTGGTGGATTGTTTCGTAAAATTGAATATGATAAGTTTGATGATTCTCTCCCAGAAGATGTTTATCAGGAACAACAAATTGAACTATTGAATGTTCTGTTTGATAAGACCAAAGAAGGTGGTTCTCTATTCTACAATCATAAGGTAAGGTATCTTCAAGGTAATGCTACATCTCCTTGGGCATGGTTGCCCAAAACTAAGTGGCACATTAGGGAGGAGATTATTTGGAATAGGGGCAGTGGTCCTGAGATTTCAGGATACAGATTCACTCAGATTGATGAAAGAATCTATTGGTTGTGTAAAGGAGCAAAACGTCCTAAACTTCCCAGAAGGTCTGTAAACTATGCTAGTGTTTGGAAGTTTGGTCCTGAGATGAAGAATCCTCATCCTGCACCATTTCCTATTATTCTTCCACTTAGGTGCATCCAAGGTGTTATGCAAGAACCTGGAGTAGTTCTTGACCCTTATAGTGGTTCAGGAACTACTGGACTTGCTGCTACTCTTTTAGGACATAATTATATTGGATTTGATTTATCTGATGATTACCATCAAATGGCAACAGATAGAATTAATAATCCTTCTAAAAGAGACCTTGAAAAGTTTACTGAGGAGTGTGGTATTGAAGTAAATAGTAATACAAACCTCTTCAATATACTTTCATAATGGAAGATTTCATTCAAGAACTTATTCCAATTTTTAAAAAACATATTAGAGTCAAACAAATAAAGAAAAAATGTATTGAAAGTTTTTGCAAGTTTTATGTAATTTTTGTGGAACAAAATAAGAATCCAAAAGAAAAGAAAGATAAATACTTACAATTGCAAAAACTTGGATTACAGTACATTCGTAGTAATCAGGACTTGATATATACTCAAATTAATAAATGAAGAAATTCTCCCAGTTCATTACAGAAGCAAGAACATCCCAAGCAGCCCAACAGGCACATAAACTTGGGTATGTTGGTGATGGACACGGGTATTGGGTAGATAAACAAGGAGATCGTAAAGCACAAACCCTCAAGGGCAAACTTCAATTTTTAGATGCTAAAAAGAAATCTAAGGAAGAAGGTGATGGTCAAAAAAGACAAAAACCAGCAGAAGTAACTCCTGGAAAGTTTAAAGGACAAAAACCAGGAAAGAAAAGATTGGGTGCTAAACCCCAAGAAACTACAACAAAAAAAGCAGCAGCACCACAACCAACTAAAGGTTCAGGTGCAGCACCAAAAGGTAAACCACCTAAAGAAGATTCAAGAGGTGATGTAGTTACTGTAGTTTTTGGTAAATTTAATCCTCCTACCAAAGCACACCAAAAAGTTTTAAGTTCTGCAAAACAAACAGCATCTGGTGGAAACTTTTATATTTTCCCAAGTAGAACTGAGGATAAAAAGAAAAATCCTCTTCCACCAGACCTTAAGATTGATTATATGAAGGAGATGTATCCTGAATATGCTGAAAATATTATTGATAGTGATGAGTTTAAAACTATCTTTGATGTTTTTATATTCTTAAATCAAGAAGGATATACAGCAGTTAATGTTGTTTGTGGTGCAGAAAGAGTATCTGAAATTGATAATCTTACTAACAAGAATAATGGTAAGGCATATCAGTTTAATAGTGTTAATGTAATTTCTGCTGGAGCAAAAGACCCTGATTCTGAAAGTGAATCATCTGCTATGGCTAGAAAAGCAGCAGCAGAAAATGATTTTGAAACATTTAAGAAATCTCTTCCTTCAAACTTTAAGAACTCTAAGCAGTTATTTGCAGACCTGCAAAATGTAATGAGTGTTAAAGAAGGTTATAATCTTTGGGAGATTGCTCCTGAATATGATTGGAAAGGTTTAAGAGAGAACTATATCTTTGGAAACTTGTTTGAGGTTGGTTCAATAGTTGAGAGTTGTAATACTGGATTAAGAGGTGAGGTTATTAGGTCTGGTGCTAATCATTTAATTTGTGTTACTGAAGATGGAGTTATGTTCAAATCTTGGATTAAAGATGTTTGTGAATATACAGAAGTTAAAATGGACAGTAAAACAAGAGAACCAGGAAAACCAAATACATTAGTTGGGACTAAAGGATATTTGGATTATGTTGCATCTATGACGCCTGGAGCAACTGTAGGAACTATAAATAAAAAAAGGAATTCTATAAAAAGTTAAATGACTAACATTTGGACAAATAGTTTTGAAGATGTAAGAAAACCTTACTTTGATATGGAAGACCCTTATACTTCTTTACAAGAAAAGAAAGAAGGTAAGGAAGTTAAGAAGTGGTGGGATGATGATGGTGATGGAAAAGGATATGAGGAAGGAGAAGTATCTGGTAAGTTTAAGAAGAAGAAAGTAAAGGAAGAAATTGAACAAGTTGATGAAAATAGAATGGCTTCTCGTATGGGGAAAATGCCTTCAGCACCTGCTAAAGTTGGTAAGGCAACTCATTCAATCAAGGACCTTGTTCCTTCAAAACCACCATCATCAGAAGAAAAAGCAAAAGCAAGAAAGGCACTTAAACTTGGTGAAGGTATGCATAAAGATGCTGAGACTGGTGAAGTTGTCAGCAAAGCAGTACCAGGCAAAACTTATTATCCTGCTCAACCAATGAAGAAAACTTCTGTAGCAAAAGCAAAAGAAACTCAAAAAGAAGAAACCTTATATACCAGCAAGTCATCACAAGAAAAAATTGACGTAAGAAAAGGTATTAAAAATAAAATTGATACCAAACCAACTACTGCTGAAGAAGTAGAAACTTGGGTTGCT